GATCGGCTAGGTTTGACCCAAGAGGAATTCAATACTCTTACAGCATAATCTTGAGGGATAGTTCCTCAAGAGTGTGACAGAACTTTCTTGAGGAAGTAATATGCTTGTATGGAGAAAAGCGCGAACGGTTGGCCAGCCTCAGCCGATTCTGAAGAGATAGCTATCATCCGCAAGCGCGTACCAGGCACTGATTTAAAGCTTCGTATTGCCGAGCCTGTAGCGCCGTTGCTTATAGCATTCGCCGCCGACTTCCATCGCCTAGTTGAACCTTTAGATGAGGGTCAGTTGGACGACTGGGGCTATTGCTATCGCAAAGTCCGTGGAACCCAGACGGTCATTTCTAATCACGCCAGTGGCACGGCCATTGATCTAAACGCTACAAAGCACCCTCTAGGGGCCGTTAATACCTTTAACAAAGAGCAAGACAAGACCATACGAAGGCTCTGTCGTAAGTATGGTTTAAAGTGGGGCGGCGACTACAGATATCGCAAGGATGAAATGCACTTTGAGATAGCATTAAACTCCGCACAAGTAGCTACATTAATCTCTGCATTAGGTTTGGAGAAAACTGATGACAACCGCAAAACAGAAGAAGCAAATCAAGACGGCGCAGCAGGTGGCGGCTTCTTGGGGCCGCGCAGCACTTAGCGCCGCCATTGCTTATTACCTCGCCACTGGTGATGTAACAATTAAGGGTTTAACAAGCGCAGCTCTAGCAGCAGTGCTTCCACCTCTATTGCGTTATGTAAATCCTAAGGATCAATTGGGACGTGGATAGTCTTTTCATACAGTTGGGCGTTATAGCAGCTGCCACGATATCTGGGGTGGCTGCTATATTTGCTGCTCGTGCTGAAAAAAACAGCCGTCCAGTTTCAAACGGTTTTGCTGAGGAGGTGCTAACAGATTTAAGAGAATTAAGAAAGATGTTATTCCAACATTTAAAAGAACACGATAAAGAGGGACAAAATGAAAAGTGTTTACATTGTACCAACAAGAGGACGACCAGAAAACGCGTCAAGGCTCATTAAAGCGTGGAAAGATACTGACGCTCAATCAGATTTATTTTTTGTCTGCGATATAGATGATCCGCGTATGCGCGATTATGAACAAATACCTGACATAGCAATTATTACAAACCTGCACACCTCTGGTGGAATGGCGCAGCCTTTAAATATGGCAGCAATGATTCTATTAAATGATGAGAAATACGACCGCTATCAGTACTTTGGATTTATGGGCGACGATCATTTGCCACGCACTAAGTATTGGGATTACTTATTGAAGCTAACAATTCCAGGCACAAAACAAGGCATCGCATACGGCAATGATTTACTGCAGCAAGGCAACCTGCCCACGGCCTGTTTAATGACGCGAGGCATAGTAGAAAAGCTACGTGGAATGGTGCAGCCTGGGGCCAAGCATCTATACCTGGACAATTTTTGGTTGCAGCTGGGTAGGGACATAAACGGCCTGTACTACTCGCACGACATCGTAATAGAGCATCTACATCCTGTGGCTGCTAAAGCAACAATGGATGAACATTACGCCAGAGTTAACGCTCCTGAATATTACGAACACGACAGAAAAATATTTGAGGCGTTTATAGCTAGCAACACTTACAAAGAACTTGTTTTGGCCTTGTTATGAAAATCTTAATTACAGGGTATCGAGGCTTTGTAGGACAACATTTTGTGCGCGCATTAGAAAGCCACACTTTAACTCTGGTAGATATAAAAGATGGAAATGATGCCAGGGACTTTTTTCGAGAAAACGACACGCACTATGATCTAGTGATACATCTGGCAGCGGTTGTAGGTGGTCGCCAAATGATAGAAGGCAATCCACTGGCTTTGGCCGTCGATTTAGCTATTGATGCTGAGATGGCTTCGTGGGCAATGCGTACAGTTCCAGGTCATATTTTGTACTTCTCAAGCAGCGCCGCGTATCCAATAGAGCTACAAACAGGAGCCTACAAACGAAGGCTGACAGAGAATGACATCAATTTAAAAGATATACGTTTACCTGATATGACTTACGGTTGGGCAAAGCTGACAGGCGAGATGCTCTGCGAGCATTTACGTCAGGAAGGTTTAACGGTCACGGTCTTAAGACCATTTAGTGGATACGGAGCAGAGCAGGACCCTAGCTACCCTTTCAGGGCTTTCATCGACAGAGCCGTACGCCTAGAGGACCCTTTTACAATCTGGGGGTCGACCCTGACCGTGCGCGATTGGATTCATATAAGCGACATCGTTGCTATAAGCCTGGCAATGGCCCAGGACCGCCTATCCATCACGGCAAACCTGGCCACAGGTAGGGCCACGGCCTTTGCGGAACTAGCGACCCTGGTCATTAAGGCTAGGGGTGGAGGCTACAAGCCCAGAATTGAGGTTAATGAGGGTGCGCCTAAAGGGGTCAATTACAGGGTAGGAAACCCTGCCTTCCTACGCAGCTTAGGCTTTGAGCCTAAAGTAAGCCTTGAGGTTGGCGTGGCGCAAGCCCTGTCTGTCTGGACTTGACGCTAACCTGTTAATACCTAGGAGCTCCTAACCCTCTAGGTAAAGGGACAGAAATGCAATTACTACAGCAATACTCCGATCTGCTGATTTTCTTATGCTGGCTCGGCGTGATCACTATTGGATATCTATACGGTCACCACGTCGGTTATGAACGCGGTTTTTTAAGAGGCCGTTACTCAAGCAGAGAACATCCATCACGGAGAAATAGTTAATGAATCTTAAAGAAATCGCTGCTGAACTTGCAGCGTTAACCGTCATCAAAGATGCCGTCACTGAAGCAACTAACTCTTTGCGCGAATTAGCAAAGGATGAGCTTACAAACGTCGGCGCTGATATGACCAAAGCAGTCATCGACAATCAAGAGGTAGCTAAAGTCACCCTTGTAAGCCGAGACGTGGCCTTCGTTATTACAAATGAAAGTGCGTTCTTGCAGTGGGTAACGGAGAATTTCCCAACGGAAATCGAACCAAAGGTGCGTGATGGGTTTAGAAAGAAATACACGGAGACCCTAGCAATGACACCTGATGGAAAGATATTTAGCACCTTAAATGGAGAAATCTTAGACTTTATGTCTATTGAGACCAAAGCTCCTTATGTATCGACTCGTTTTGCACCTGAAGGTCGCGAGATCGTGCTAGAGGCAATGCGCGAGCATCGCCTAACAACCTTACCCTGGCTTAATAGCTACGTGGAAACCAAACGCAGAACGGAGATTGAATAATGGACGATAAGCAAGCGGCAAAACTACGCGCTCCATTTAAAGAAAGTCAGATTGAAAAGAAAGTGATGGGCAGTCGCTCATACAACTACATCAATCACGCGGTTGTTACCGATAGATTAATTGAAGTAGACCCAACCTGGTATTGGGCTCCTATGGCTTTAGCAGAAAATGGAATGCCACAGCTAGATGAACACAACGGTATCTGGATCAAGTTAACAATATGCGGAGTAACGCGGATTGGATACGGAGCTTCCGAGCCGCATCAAAAAGGTGCAGATGCGGTGAAAACAGCTATTAGCGATGCAATCAAGAATGCAGCGATGCGTTTTGGCGTTGCACTTGATCTGTGGGGCGCTGATAGCAATGGACAAAGCGCAGAGAGCGTGACCCTTTCCGCGCCCACTCTGCGCTCTGTTCCACCTTTAAAGCCAGTTGTTACTGAAAGCCAAGACCTAGCAGATTTTATAGCCGCACAAAGGCCAAATGATCCAACGCCAATCGTACAAACGGCTGAGGAGACTGGTGAGCCTCATTGTAAACACGGAAGCTTTGCTTGCCGCACCTACAGGTCTGGCACAAGTAATAGCGGTAAAGCGTATGAAGGTTTATTTTGCGGACGTAAACCATACGAAGAGCAATGCACACCGATTTCTTTGGATGGAAAGCCGTGGAAGAAATGAAGAAATCTAAGAAAACAAATCGCATAGTTAAAAGCCAGAAATGCGATCATACGTTGCGCCCTGAATTTGCCGAGATGGTCGATAAAACCATTTTTAATTTTCAGAGGATAAAGCAAGAAAATGACGAGGGTTTATTGATGGCTACTTTGCTAAACTTTGCCCTTGTGTTGCCATCGTTTCTTACTGCCTTATCACAAGATTATGAAATAAGTGATGAAGCCACTGACATTGACTGAACAAGATAAGGCGTTGGCGCGTCAAACCGCTGACGCCTTCATCCAATGGTCAATACAAACACAAAGCACCGACAGGCCGCACACCAGGTATAAAGCCTGGGAATCAGATCATCAAAGAAAACAGCAAATGCAATTGGCCTATGGAGCAGAAATAGCTATTGCCAGGCTTCTAAACCTTCCTTGGAATGGCCTGGATACCTTCAAAAACAAGGCCGATGTGGGCGATAATATCGAGGTGCGATACTCCTCTGTGCCGTACTTAATCCTGCGGCCTAATGATCGCGAGAGCGACATTGCCTTTCTTGTTCAGGGTTCCACTTTAGAGCGCTTATTCTTAGGCGGCTTTATGCCTGTAAAAATGGGCAGAACGCCAACCTACAAGCTAGAAAACGAAGAGACCTGGTTTATACCCAGGGAGAACCTTTATGCCTTCTTACCGCAATATCAGGCCGTCCAGGCGTTCCTACAGCGCCTGGCAAGTAAGACGGAGTAAGGTAAATGGCCGATAAAAGCCTTAGAAAGGGGTTTATAGCCACTTTTATAGGTTAGATGTAGGTAAGTTCCCACAGGTTCGTCGTGGTCGCCTGTGGGGGCAACGTGGGGCGGTGCGCGGTGTACCGTCCCATTTGCCATTTGCAGGTGTTTCTATTTGACGAGTTGTCCGAGGGTAGGTCTATATTTTGCCCTGGTCGTAAGACTGGGGCAGGAACACCAGCAGCGACGGTCGACGGTCAAATGATCGGTTACCGAGACGCAGTGATTCCTCCGTACTCACCTAAATTAAATTTGGGGGGGTAGGGGGGGCATTTCACTGCAACTCAGGTCTCTGGTCAAATAAAAAAAAATAAATTAATATAAAATATCAACTGATAAATCCCTACCAATGAAGGGAATGTAAATGACACTTAACATCAACATTGGTATTGGAGAAATAACTACAGAGATCTGTTCTGATGAATCACTATCATTTGATGCAATTGAGTCAATTCTAAACAGAGCTGTACAGAGCGTCCTAGTAATATTTAATTCGCTAGATGCAAAGGATCGCACTGCAGTTTTGGGATTGGAAGATGCGGATGACGAGACGGACGAAGAGGAAGACGCCTGAAGGCTACAGGTACTGCAATAGTTGTAGGCAGGTATTAGCTACATCCCAATTCGGCTGGTCTAGCAAGGCTCGCAACAAATTACGGCACGATTGTAAGAATTGCCGAAACCTACACAAGTGGGTACTTCGCAGGGTAAAATCGGAGCGTGAACAGCTCCTCGTTGCACAGAAACAGTGCTGCGCCATTTGCGGCATACATAACGACATCAGTCGACTGGGAGTCGATCACAATCACAAAACACAGGCCATACGCGGCCTTCTATGCCACGACTGCAACACTGGTCTGGCAGCCTTTGAAGACGACTCAGATCTACTTACAACGGCAGTGATTTACCTTCTAGCAAGGGAGAATGAATGAAATTAGCTTCTATATTCCTAGCACTGGCACTAAATACGCCAGATGGCTATCAGCAATATGCATTTAAGTACATAGAGAAATACGAGCGGCCTTGCATCAAGGAGCTTTGGAGATTAGAGAGCAACTGGCGTCCAGAGGCCAAATCTCCAACACACGATTACGGAATACCACAGCGACATATGAAGCACAATACAAAGAAGCAAATCGCCAAGTTCAGATCGGACCCTTTAAAGCAAATCGACTGGGGTATAGGCTACGTCCGACATCGCTATAATGATTTCTGTACAGCTCTAGACCACCACCGTACACGTGGTTGGTATTAATCAAACGAAGGGACAGTTATGGATTTAAGAGAAAAAGTAACTATTGGCGTGTGTTCGCCAGGTCAATGGCACTCGATGTTTGCTACAAGCATTATTGATATAGCGCGAAGCCAATCGGTATTAGGACAACTTATAAGCCTAGAAGGATCAGGCGTTATAAGCCGTTTACGTAATCAGGTTGTAGCTACCTTCTTAGAAAGAACAACAGATGATTGGTTGCTGCAAATAGATACTGATCAGATTATAAGCGTCGATATGTTTAAGAAGCTTATAGCGGCGGCCGATAAGGATGAAAGGCCAATCGTTTCAGGAGTTGTTCACGCAGGTTGGGATACCAATAACCTATATCCAGAACCTGTACCTTGCGTGTTTAAGATAGGCGAAGATGGCGGTTTATTTAGTATGCACGAATACCCAGAGGACACGGTGGTAGAGATAGATGCTGCTGGTACAGGTTGCCTATTGGTACACCGTCGTGTGTTTGAAGAGATGCGTGATAAGGCCGACAAGGTTCAGGAAGCTGATAAGT